GTCGCAGCCCTCAACGGCCAGACCGTCATCCTCGGCTACCGCCGCACCGACCAGCGCATCCTGCTCGGCGAGGCCGTCGTCCAGCTCAACACCACCGCCTAATCCGCGCCAAACCCCAAAGGACCCCACCCGAACAAGGTGGGGTCCTTTGTGCGTGTAGACCACCGCTTAACAACTAATTACATGAACCGACTTCCGCCCTTATAGGTATGGGAACTTTTGCAGGGGGTGTCGGGCTGAGGCAAGTGGGGTGCACACCATGCTCCCAATAACTGCCACGGCGCAAGAGTACATCGATGGCGTCCTCGACGGCTCTGTGATTGTAGGTCCCTGGATCAAGAAAGCGATCCGGCGTCACGTAGCTGATCTGAAGCGCACCGACATCCGCTTCGACCCAGTCGCCGGTCAATATGCCATCGAGTTCCTCAGCACCTACTGCATTCCCTCCGCTCAGACCGAGCCGATCCAGCTAATGCCGTGGCAGCGGGCGATCCTATTCATCGTCTATGGCTGGAAGCGGCTCGATGGTTCCCGCCGCTACCGCAGGGTTTTTTTAGAGGTGGCGAAAAAAAATGGGAAGACGGGCCTCTGCGCGGGCCTGGCACTCCTTCACCTGATCGCCGATGGTGAACTCGCCGCCCGCGTGTACTGTGCCGCCACGGCAATGAAGCAAGCCCGGGAGGTGTTTAACGAAGCCTGCGCGATGCGCGACAAGCACCCTGAGCTGACTGAACGCATCCACAAGTATGGCAACTCCCCCGTGTTGTCGCTGTACGACCCCGAGACGAATTCCCGGCTCTCACCACTGGCCCGTGGTGCCGACAGCTCAGATGGTGCAATTGTATCGGCGGCCATCCTTGACGAGCTCCATCGTTGGTCGCTGACAAACAATCTCTGGTCAATCCTGCGCTACGGCGGAGACACCCGCCGCCAGCCCATGATGTGGTGCATCACGACCGCCGGTGCCTCGGCCAACAAATCCACACTTTGCTGGGGCGAGCACGAATATTGCGAGCGAATCCTCGACGGAATGGTTGACGACGATGAGGTTGCAGCCTTCATCTTCTCACTCGACCTCAAGGACGACTACCGAGACAAGAAGAACTGGGCGAAGCCCAACCCATCACTGGAGTACATTCTTCCGCTCACCGCATTAGAGAACCAATTTGCAGAGAGCCAGGGTAAACCCACCGCACTCGGCGAGTTCAAACGGTTCCGCATGAACTTGTGGAGCGACGAGGTCAGTGACCCCGCGATCGACATTGCCACCTGGGACGCCTGCTGCTCCGAGGACATCGCCACTCACCCAGATCCCAAGCGCCTGCGCCTGCAGCTCATTGAATTGCTCAAGGGCCGTCCCTGTTTTGGTGGCATCGATTTAGCGCCAAAAATTGACACTTCTGCCCTCGTTTTACTCTTTCCACCCCTTAAAACCGACGAAAAGTGGTCAATTCTCGAATATTTCTGGTGCCCAGCAGACAACATCGCCGAGCGCGTGAAGCGCGACAAAGTGCCCTATAGCACCTGGGCCAAGGATGGGTTCATTGTTCCGACCCCCGGCAACCTCACCGACGTCCGATACATCGCGGACCAGATCACAGAGATCAGCAAACTTTTCGAATTAAAAGAAATCGCATACGACCAAGCCTGGTCATCGGAACTTGTTCGCATGCTCGACGAGGGTGGGTTCCCGATGCGCAAGCTCGTGGACTACCCCCAGTCCCACTTAAAAATGAACGCCCCCTGCCAGGAGCTCATGCGGAAGGTACTCCGCTCCGAGTTCACCCACGCACACAACCCCGTGATGCGTTGGCAAATGTCGAACCTGCGCTGGAACACACAGCGCGGCACCGGATTTATTAAGCCAGCCCGCGACCGCAAGCGCGAAAAGATCGATGGCTGCGCCTCCCTAATCATGGCTCTCGCGCGAGCAACAGATCCAGAAAACCAAATTAAAAAGAAAACCGTTTGGATGGTGAGCGCATGAGCAAGATGCCCAAGGGACGTAAGCGTAAAGCCGACTATGACGAGGTGGTGGCCTATGTGGCCGCAAACCCCATCATGCACCAATCAGAGGTGGCCACGCACTTTCACATCTCGCAGTGCCGGGTGAGTCACATCCTCGCCGCGTGTGGCGTCCAGGGAATCCGCAGGGGCAGGCCACTGAAAGCAAAGCCGGGCCAGACCAGCGAGCAAGCCCAGTGGGAGGTCATCCTGCACAACGCCGGGCTGGGCATGGAGCGCGGGCTACGCCTGCATAACCAGCGCATCCTCTACGGCTACGACCCGCTCAAGCAGAGTCATAACGACGACTCCGCCACCCTGCAACCGACTAACTAACCCTTAAGAGAGATCACGCATGGGCTTCATTAATAACTTCAGAGCGGGCTGGTTGAACGCCTTTCGAAACAGTGGGGAGAGCACCTTTGCGTCTCCCAGCTCCGAGTTGGTACACGCCCTCGTTGGGCTACCCGCCGCCGCCGGTAAGGTAGTCACGCGCGAGACCGCGCTTCGCGTGTCTGCATTTTTGGGCGGCGTTAAGATGCTCTCCAACGACCTCGCCAAGATGCCGCTTATTCTGCGCGAGACCAAGAGAGTCGATGGCCGCGTTCGCACGCAACCGGCGATCGACAATCCACTCTACACACTACTCAAGGACTGCCCGAACAGCTACCAGACCTCGTATCAAATGCGTTGGTTCCTCGCGTCCCAGCTCATTATGAACAGCAACTGCTACTGCCAGATTCTGACAGACCAGGCAGGTGATCCCATCGGTCTCATCCCGCTCAATGCCTGGCACATGACACCACACTGGGACCGAACCACCACGCCACCTACCCTGAAGTACCGCTACACAAACTGTGGTCAGGGCGGCACGATGGAGTTTACCCAGGATCAAATCTGGCACGTGTCGGCACTCAACTTCGAAGGCTTCGGCCTCGAAGGCAGCCCGCTTATTCTCCTAGCCAAAGAGGCCCTGTCGCTGCTGATGGCGGCTGAGGAAGTGGCCGGACGCAACTTTGCCAATGGCCTTGGCATGGGCGGCTTCATCTCCTTTCCCGATGCGGACAACGCACCCGATGAGAAGGAAGCACAGAACATCGTCGATCGCCTGAAGAAGGATTTCAGCGGCTCTCAGAATGCGGGTAAGTTCAGCGCACTCCCCGGCGGCGCTACCTGGGTGAAGATGACATTCAACGCCCAGGAGTCGCAGCTTTTAGAGTCGCGGAAATGGTCAGAGCAAGAGGTGGTCCGGCTTCTCGGTGGTGCGCCGCTGATGGTGAAGATGGGACTTGGTGAGCAGAACAGCACCTATGCATCAAGCTCAGCTTTTCTCGACGAATACTTCAACACCTCACTGCTGCCCTTCACCACGGCGATCGAGCAGAGCATCACGCGCGACCTGATCCCCAAGAAAAAGTGGGGCAAACTCTATGCCAAGCACGCCGCTGACATTATCCTGCGAGGCTCTCCGAAGGAACGGGCGCTCACTAATCAGGTGCTCATTAATAGCTGGCAAATGACACCCAACGAGGCTCGGTTCCTTGAGGACCGCGACTCAATTGAAGGTGGAGACTTCATCAGCGGCCCGGCGAACGGAGCCATCTACAACCCGGTCACTGGTGAATTTTTCATTCCGGGCCAGAAGCCACCAGATCCTGACGACCCCGATGACGCCAATGAAGAGGCCGACGTTCCCGACCCGAGTGAGGATGAACCCGATGAGGCCGGTGACAGCGATGGCAATACCGAGCCCCCCTTCAAGCACCCGGTTCCGCCGAAGCCGAAGAAGCAGCCGGTAAAGCAGGTCGTTATACCCGTACCGGCGAAAAAGACCAATGCACGCTTGAACGCGCTGGCTGGCAGCATGGCCGATCGTGTGCTGCGCAAAGAGGCCAAAGGCAAAATTGATGCAAAGTTTGTCGCCGAGGTGCTCAACATCTCGGCTGAACAGGCTGAGGAGTACATCACCAAGCGCAAGGACATGACAGAGGAACAAGCCCGTGCAGAGCTGGTCGCATTGGGCAGAGGAGACAGCGATGACTAACAAGTTTTTTAACGCCGCGAAGACCGGTGACGTGCTCACACTGAACATCTACGGTGCCATCGGCGCGGACATGTTTGGGGAGGGTATCACCGCACAGACAGTGAGCGACGCGCTCAAGGACCCCTGTAAGTCGATCACCGTCCGGCTCAATAGCCCGGGAGGCTCCGCGTTCGACGGCGTCGCCATCTACAACCTGCTCAAGACCAGCAACAAGTCGGTGACAGTGATCGTTGACGGAATGGCCGCCTCCGCAGCATCGATCATCGCCATGGCCGGGGACACCATCACCATGGCTACGGGCAGCGTGATGATGATCCACGAGGGCATGGCTATTGCCTGCGGCAACGCAGACAGCATGCGCAAGATGGCCGACACCTTGACCATAGTCACCAGCGGAATCGCGGACATTTACGTTGCCAAGACCGGCCTCCCCAAGGCCGACATCCTTGCCATGCAGCACGTCGAGACATGGATGGCCGCTGACGAGGCAGTTGCCAAGGGTTTCGCCACATCCGTGAGCAAAACGTCTGCCGTGAAGAACGAATTCAAACTTGACGTATTCAGCAACGTGCCGAGCGCATTGAAGGCCGAGGCTGTGACCGAGCCGGTGGTAGAACCCGTCGTGGTGAAGCCCGTGGTTGAAGAGCCGGTAGTCAACGCGGCCCCCGACCTTAGCATCTACACGCACCAGCTCGAATTGAACAAGCGGAAGTAACTGGAGCCACGATGTATCAGAAAATCCTAGCGGAGCGCACACAGCCGGTCATCACCCCCGAACAGCTTGCATCGTTCGGGCGTTTTGACGTCCCGCAGAAGTATGCCTACGGGTCCTCTCCGGCGGTGCTCACCGACGACTACCAGATGCTCCTGACTATGATCGAGGCCGCGACCGACGAGATTGAGTCCATGGCCGCCCAGGCTTGCCTGAGTGAGCAGCGCCTCGAAACGTACGACTTCTTCCCTGGGCAAGCCGACCCGCGCAACTACTTCCTGGGCCTGAACTACCAATTTCTCGCAACGCCCTGGTGGTGGGTGGGTTTCCCGGTCACCGACGGAATCGAGCTGGTGTACCGCCCCGTCATGGTCCCTTCTGGCTCGCCGCTCACTAACAACCTGGTGGTGACCTACAACGACACGACCGGTGCGAAGCAGACGTTTGACCCGTCCAACTACACCGTGTTCGCCGACAAGATCACACTTAATGTCGGCTGCACGTGGCCACTGACCGATCGTCGCCAAGACTGCGTGCAGATCAGTTACTACGCGGGCTACTCACTCACCGACCCCACCCAGGTGCCCGCCCGCCTCATCATGGCAATTCTCTACCTGGCGAACCACATGTATAACGTGCGCCAGATCATCACCGTCGAACCAACCAGTGAAGTTGGCATGACCCTGTGCCGGATGCTCCGCACCTTCCGCAGCATGAGAATCCCGAGGTAGCCCATGAAGCTCCCGAAGCAACCCTATGGGACTCGGTATCTCGGTTCCACGGATTACAACACGCGGATCACGGTAACTCAACCGAACAACGGCAACGCTGCGGACGGTACACCACTGCCCGAGGTCGCCGTAGCCAACCCTTGGGCCAATGTATCCATGTGGCGCGGTAAGCAGGAGGAAAAGCCCCAAACTTTGAATTCCATCTCCAGCTACAAGATCGTCATCCGATACCCGCAGACCTGGGCAGTGGACACCGGCATGAACATCCTCGCACGCGGCCAGCGTCACAACATCGAAAGCTTCTCCGACCCCGATGGCAACCGGCAGGAGCTTCACATCTGGACATTTGTGGAAAACGATACGGTGAACAAGTAATGGCTATCGAGCAAGGTCTCTTCCAACTCGTGACTCAAAATGCCGGTGTGCAGAGTGCTGTCGGCGTCGATGCCAACGGCATCGCCAAAGCCTTCTGGGTTCTTGCACCCCAAGGCGCGGCCCTACCGTTCCTCATTTTTTCCCGTGTCGGGACCACTGACTTCTATGACATGGCTGGAGCCACTGGCCTGCGCGAAGGGCTGTTTCAGGTCGTATGCTACTCGACCGGCTACTACAGCAGCCGCGCCGTGGCCAACACGATCCGCAAGTTTCTCCAGGACTATGTGGGCACTCTACCCGACACCGACGCAACCGTGGTCAACGCCGTCTTCATTGAGAAGGACTGGGACGATCGGTACGAGGAGGGTTCGAAGGGCTTCATTTACGGTGCCTACCTCCAGTTCCGCGTCTGGTTTTACGACTAATCAACCCCTAAGTAGCAAGTCACGTGAACACGGCAAGGCGAAGACCAGTAAGGCGAAGACAGCTATTTATTCGGATTGAAGACCCTCTGCGGTCCTCTCCAGCGCACCGTCCTGGTGCCAGCGACCTGTCCCCATACATGTGTTTGCCTGCTGTGTTCACGTCTCGCTAGAGGCGATCGGTGAGTGATGCGGTTCACATTGATGGGCTGGCTGAGCTGAGCAACATGCTCACTGAGTTAACGCCAAAAGCTGCTAAGAGATACCTCAGCCGCTGTGCTGAGCCCGCCGCGCAAGTGGTACTCGATGCAATGGCTGAGACGGTTCCGGTCGGCGTCGGAATTCTCGAAGAGGAATTGGGCTGGCAGAAGCATTGGGGCACAGACGGCGACGAGACCACGATGGAGATCGAGATCGGTCCGCTTAAACCGGCCTTCTGGGGCTCTTTGCAGGAGTTCGGGACCGCAACCGAGCCCGCACAGCATTGGTTTGGTCGCGCCTGGATGGGTTGCCGCGATGCATGTCTGAACGTCTTCGTGACAGAGTGCACTGGGTTGTTGATGGATTTGGAGAATAAAAAGTGAGTGACTTACCTAAGGTCTCGGGAATTCTTCCAGTTGGATATGGCGACACCTACTTTCGAGTAGCCGCTGATGCCTTCCTCGCCTCGACTTACGAAGGTGAGCTGGAACTCATCATCCTCGACAACAACGAGGAGCCGATCGAAAGCCAGATCCCGGATGACCCCCGCGTGAAGTATCACCACTGCGACCGCATGCCAGTGGGTGCGCTCCGCAACCTGGGAACCAGCTACGCCACCGGCGACATCTGCATCACGATCGACGAGGACGACTGGAGTCATCCCGAGCGAGTAGGTGAGCAGGTGGGACGTCTGATCGGAACCGGCAAACAGGTGACCGGCTTCCATTCCATCTACTACTACGACGTCACCAACGGGGGCACCTATAAATATTGGTTTGAGCCTAACCGGCCACACGTACCATACGCCTGCGGATCGAGCCAGTGCTACAAGCGGTCCTGGTGGGAGTACCACAAGTTTCCCGAAACCGGGATCGAAGATTATGCATTCCAGGGCGAGGCGCTCGCTGCCCACGAGCTGGACAGCATAGACGGTGCCGAGCTGCTGGTAGCCCGAGCACACGACAGCAGTGTATGCCACCCGACGCAGCTCGGCACCCACAGACAGTTTCCAGTAGTTCCGAAGGAAGAGTTACCCACCCAGTTCTACACAGCGATCGCTCCTAAGGCCGCTGTTAAACCGCAACCCAAGAAGAAAAACAGTAAGGCCGCAGGAGACCCACCATGTCCACTCCCACCACCGGCATAGGCGACAGCTTCGAGTTCGCCTCCGCCCTCTCGCCCACCACCTTCACCACCCTTGCGGGTGTTGACTCCTTCGCAATCTCCGGCGACAAGGTCGCCACCGAGAAGACCACCACCATGGCAACGGTCAATGGTGTGGACACCTTCATCGGCTCCACCCAGGACCCCGGCACGATCGACGTGAAGGCGTTCTTCCTTCCCGGCGACACGACTCAGGTCGCACTGGAAGGCATTCGCCTGGCCGGTGCCCCGGTAGCAATGAAAGGTCTATACGGCACGTCCAACAGCGTTGCCTTCTCGGGCATCGTTGAGTCGATGACACCGAGCTTCCCGCTCGAAAAGCCCGCGCGTCTTGACATCAAGATCAAGATTTCCGGCCCCAAGGTGTACGTCTAAGCCACCCCGGACATGGTGGGGGCGCGAGCCCCCACCTGCATGCCCCGAACTCGTCTCAAGGAGACCGTCATGGTCATTGAAGTCGTTGTCGCTGTGTCTCTCGTCGCTGGATTCGCCCTGGGCTACTACGCTGCTAAGCGTGGTCTGGTTGCCGTCAAGGCCGAGTTTGACTTGGTCATCACAAAAGCGGAGCGCATGGGCAAGACTGAGATCGCCTCAGCGTTCCGCATGCTGAAAGCCAAACTGTAAAGGGAACCCCATGAATGCTGAACCGATTAAGATGCGCGTCACTTCACACTTCACCCTGGTGCTAGATGCAGAGGACGGCACAGAGCCGAAGACGTGGAAGCTCGCCTACACCTACAAGGCCATCGCCAAGGTGGAGGAGGCCATCGGCAAGGACATCAAGAAGATCGCCGACTGGCAGAGCCTATCCTCCGGCAAAGAATTCCCTGTAATCGTGTGGGGAGGCCTCGATAGGTTCAACCCAGAAGTGACTCTCGATGAGGTGCGCGACATCCTCAACCCCGAGTGCCAGCGCCTGCTCTCCGACGCCATTTTCGAGTTGATGTTCCCGGGCGTGCGGGAGGCGTACGAAAAGCATCTCGCAGAGATCGAGGCTGAGGCTAAGGCCAAGGATGCGGGTGCAACCGCTGACCCAAACGTATCAGCGGTCCCGACGACCGCATAGAACAAGCCCCGGAGACATGGGGCGAACTGTGGGCCTGGGCACGCTACGACTTCCGGCTCACCTGGGAAGAGTTCGAGGAGCTTACACCCGGTGAGTTTCACGAGTTGGCTAAGCGTAGAAATATTGCGATCCGCTACGACCGCTACTCCAACGCCTTGACCGCCGCCGCTGTGTACAACGTTCACCGTGGCAGCGTAGACGATGCAGTCACGACCGCGTTTGATTTTGTTCGGCCCGAGGATGAGGCACTCAAGTTGGAGAAGGTGAGAGAGGCCCATCGCCACATTAAGAAGGTAATCGGCGGACTACCTATGATGACTCCTCGCCCGAAGCTACTCGACGTCCGACGTAGGGCCATTGTCGATTTGAAGGCCAGTGGCTATGAAGATCCTGAGGCGATGTTTAACGAAGTCTGGCCACACCTGAAACCGACCGAAGAAGAGAGCAAATCACATGAGTGAAGTCGGTGCACTGATCGTCAAGTTGCAAGCTGAGACGGCTCAGTTCCGCGAGGACATGGGCAAGGTTAAGGGCGATCTCGACGACCTCAAGGGTGGTGCTGACTCCGCTGGCGAAGGCATCAACGTGTCGATGACGAAGGCGCGTGGTGGACTGATGCTTGTTGAAGAGTCAGTCGGCGTTCGACTCCCGCGTCACCTTAACTCACTCATCGCGGGAATCCCCGGGGTAGGTGCTGCCTTCCAGGCGATGCTCCCCATCGCTGGCGTGCTTGTAGCCATTGAGATTATCAGCAAGCTGATTGAGAAGCACAAGGCCGCTGAAGAGTCCATGCACAAGCTGGCCGAGGCTTCCGCTGACGCCTCCATCAAGGGTGTGATCGGCTTCACCAACCTTAGCGACAAGCTCATTGCGGCACAGGATAAAGCCGACGAACTCGCGGGCGACCACCTTGGTGCATTGCGCGGGCAGTTGGAACTCCTGGACCATGCCTCGTTGAAGGATTTGATCCAGTCGTTGCAGGAAGTAACAACCGAAGCGGACAAGACGTTCGGGGTAATGTTCCAGAACGCAAAGGCCTGGTACGACATCTTCGGTCAGCAGACCACCCTCATCAGCGGTGCCAAGAGCGCGTGGGATGGCTACAGCCAAACTCAGAGGCAGTTCTACGCCGACCAACTGGCGGCTGAGGCCAAGGTAAAAGCGGCCACCAACCCAGCGGATAAAATCGCTGCCGAGAAGGCACTCGCCAGTGTTAAAGCCGCAGCCGCCCAAAACACCATTGGCACGATTGACGCCGCCAACAAGAATCTCGCGGCGCAGAACACCATCCTTAAGCACATAAACGACTCCTACCTGGAGCAGGGTGCCGATGCCAAGGAGATAGGTGCCGCCTGGGATACCGTCGGTGGCAAGCGGGTCATTGTTGACCAGAACTCCATTGCTGCCCAGCAGCAGCTCATCACACATCTCAACCAGCGGAAGGATGTTGTATCAGCTATCGCGGCCATCGAGGCTCAAGAAGGAAAGAACGCAAAGACAGAGGACGGGAAGAAGGACGCCTCCGCCGCCAAGGAGAAGGCCGCTAAAGCAGCCCACGCGTTAGCCGAGGCCGACCGGCAGGAAGCCGCCCTACAGAAGGCCGCCGCAACCGGTGTGGAGCAGCACTCTCAGGCTCTCATCAAACTAGCCCGTAGCACGGCTGAAGCCGCAGCCGCAGCGACTAAGGGTGGGGAAGACGATGGCGGCGGTGACAAACTCGCTGACCAGAAGAAACTGATCGAGCAGGAGCGAGACTTCGACATTCAGGCTGCACAGGCGGCTCTGGCAGCAAAGAAGGTTGCTTACGACTCTGACATCAAGGAGGCCAGTCTCACCGCAAAACAGAAGGAGACGCTGACGCAGGACTGGAAGAACGACCAGCAGCGCACGGCGGATGAGATTGTTCAGTTCAACGCGGACGCCAATAAGCAGATCGTAGCCGCCGACCGCGCCGCCGACAACGAGCGTGCTGCTTCTGACAAGGCACTCGTGGCGAAGGAAATCTCAGAGCAACTGTCCCTCGCTGAGTTCACTGCCCAGATCGGCCTTAAGGCTGATGAGCAGGCTGCCAAGAATAAACTGGCCCTCCACCAAGCAACTGCTCAGCAGACGCTGAAGGCGGATATTGCCGCGTCTCAGGCTGCTACCAATGCGGAGGTCACCGCACTCCAGGCCCAACTCAAGGCTCTGGATACGCACGACAAAAAGTACCTCGAAGCGGTGGTGAAGTTCAATGCAGATGTGACGAAAGCTGAGCAAAAGGGTGCTGCGGATGTCACCGCTCTACGGGCTGCCGCTGAGCAGAAGCAGTTGATGGACACCCAGAATTCCGAGAACAAGATGAAGGAGGCGATTTCCAGCGACATCGCCAACTCCATCGTGATGAACAAGAGCTTGGCAGCATCCTTCCGCCAGACCGGAGAGCAGATGGCTGAGCAGATGATTAAAAATCTCCTGATGATGGAGCTGACCGGGGACAAGGAGAAGCTGATTAACGCCAAGGCTGCTTACGGTCGGGCGTTCAAAGCTATGGCTGGCATACCCCCGGCCCCGATGTGGGGGTACGCAGCCGGTGCAGCAGCCTTTGCATCGGTCATGTCCTTCGAGGTCGGCGGCAAGATCCCGGGCGAAGGCGCGGTGCCGATCGTTGGGCACGGTGGCGAGACCGTCGTTACCAAGGCGCTCACCGACCGAGTTGAGTCATCCGAGCACGGGGGTTCAAAAGGTGGCGGGATGCCAAGCATCAACTACGCCCCCCAGATTCATGCGGTCGATGCCACCGGCGTGGACGCCATGCTTTCCAAGCACGCTTCCGTTTTCCAGCGCCACATCACCGCTGCCGTGCGGCGCATGAACAAATGAACTTCCAAACGTAGTTAGTAGAGGACGAAGTAAATGTCGTTTCCGATTATGCCAACCATGCCGATTAGCATGGCATCCGGGATTCACAAGTCACCGAACTTCAACACCGTTCGGCAGAAGGGCGCTGCCGGTGTCAACGCTGCCATCGCGCTGAAGCCATACCCAACCTGGGACTTCGAGTGGAGCATGGATCACGTCACCGGCCACGAGCACACAGCGGCCTCAGTGGTGGCCCAGTTCCTCGGGATGTTCATGGCTACAGCAGGTGGTGCCGGTTTGTGGCTTTTCACAGATCCCCAAGACAACACCGTGACGAGTGCCCAGTTCGGCACCGGCACGGGCTCGGCCACCAAGTTCCAACTCAGCCGCAACATCTGCGGCTACCCAGACATCGTGCAGAATCTGAACGGCACACCCAACATTTATGTGAGTGGAACCCTGACCGCCCCGGCCTCGATCTCTGCAACGGGTGTGGTCACGTTCACGACGGCCCCAGCCAGCGGTGCAGTGCTCACCTGGTCGGGGAGCTTTATGTATGCGGTTCGCTTCTCCGAGGACACTCTCGATGCAGTTCGGGAGTTCACCATCAACAACGGACTCGACCACTGGACATTTTCGGGCATTAAATTTTCGTCAGAATTTCTACCCACGTCCACCTACGGAATTATCGCTGCACCAGGAGGCGTGTAGATGAAGCGCCTTATGCCCTCCGGTCTCATCGCCTTCCTGATGGCCAACCCAAACTGCGTACGCGCGGACATCTTCACGATCGCTCTGCCGAACGGCGAGTACCTGTTGGCTACAGACGGCCAGTTTGACATCACCGTGCCCTCGGGCACCCCGGGATGGCTCAACGCCACCACGACATTCTCCTCCTCGCTGTGGGGCAACTGGAGCCGGGGAGCCATCACCTCCGACGCCAGCTTCGATCTGCACTCGAACACGATGGATTTGAATTGTGTTCCGCAGGTGGGCACTACCTACCCAGGTGCACCCACGGGCATCTTGAACGCCGCGTTGAACGGGCTGTTCGATGCCTGCCAGATCATCGTGCAGACGGTCTACATGCCCTTCGGCGAGTATGGCAACGTGAGCAACGGCGTTGAGACCAAGTTCATGGGGCAGGTCACAAAGATAAACTCCATCAGCCGCAACAAGGTTGTCTTCGAGTGTGCCGACTATCTCTATCTGCTCAACGTAAAAGTTCCGACCCGCATCATCCAGGCCAACTGCCCCTGGGGATTCGCGGATGCCAACTGCAACTTAGCTGCATCGAGCTACACCACTAACTTCACCGCCGCCAGCGGAACCACAGCTTGGACGATGATTCCCACCACCGCGTTCAGCCAGGCAGCCGGTTACTTCACCCAGGGCGTGGTCAAATGCCTGACCGGTGCAAACATCGGTCTTAGCCAGTGTGTGAAGCTGCACGCCGCTGGCAACCTACAAGTCATGTACCCATGGCTGTTCACGCCTGCTCCTGGAGATACCTTCTCCGTCATCGCAGGCTGCGACAAATCGGTTACCACCTGCACCCAGAAGTTTGCCAACCTTGTCCATTTCGGCGGAATGCCGTTCGTACCACCACCCCAGAGCGCGGTGTAACTATGCTGACCATCGAACAACGCGAAGCCGTAGTAGCCGAGGCACTCACATGGATAGGAACTCCCTACCGTGGCTGGTCCTGTGTCAAGGGTGCCGGGGTGGACTGCGGCCAGTTGCTTTACGGCGTCTTCCACAACTGCAACCTCATCCCCGAGATCCCTGACCTACCCAAGGACTACCCGCTCTTCATCGGTCTCCACAGAGCAAGCACCGAATATGTGGACCTGGTGCTCAAGTTCTTCCGCGAGATCCCGGAGTCTGAAGTGCTCCCTGGTGACCTGGTGGTCTGGAGGCTCACAGGAAGTAAGTCGTACTGCCACGGAGCCATTATCAAGTCCTGGCCGGACTACTACATTCATGCCTACGGCGACTCGGTTAAAGCCGGTAGCGCCCGGACACGGTTGCGGTTCCTGAAATCCGAGAAGCTCTTCTTAACGCTGAAAGACGTGGCTGAATAATGGGAAACATCTTTAGTTCGGGTAACAGCGCCACGCCGGAAAAACTCTTCGGAGTCAAGATCAACACGTCAGACTTGGGCAAGCCCCTTACGGTCATCATGGGCACTGCTAAGACAAACCAGCTCATCTTCTGGATCGATGGATTCACCGCGTCTCCCATCTCCAGTGGCAAGAAGGGTGGCGGAGGCGGCAAAGGTGGTGGCAAGGGTAACGGTGAAAACCTGTACTCCGCCAACGTAGTGGCTGCCCTTTGTGCAGGCCCCATCGCCGGTATCGGTGATTGTTGGTCGGGCCAGTCATGGCTGGGTTCACCCAAGGCGGCTGAGGCCTACACCATCGCCGGGCCTTCATACACCTACACACCGATCAACGCCGCCGCGCTCACCAACAATTATGGGGTGTCCCCGGTATCGACCTACACCGGTTCCTACAACGACTACTCAGCGCCGGGTGCCACACTGGTCGGCAACGCAACGGGCAGCCCACTACAGCAGATGATATATGTGCTTGGACAAGTCCTCGCCGCCGGACAATACTCGATCAACCCATCCACCGGAGCCTACTACTTCTCTTCCGCTGACGTGGGCAAGACCGTGACCGTCGCCTACGGGTTCCTCCTCACCACCATCAACCAGCAGGAGACAGACCTCGTACCATCTGGGCGCACCATATATGTTGGCGGCAGCTATGCCTTCAATGCCGACCTCGGTGTGGTCTACGGTGGAACAGGCTCCAACGCGGGCAATGCATTCACTCGCGTGAATGGCACACCCTCTGTCGCCGGAACCTACTCGGTCACAGGGTCAGCCCCCGCCGCCTATCACTTTGCATCGGCTGACATTGGTGCTGAGTTCATCGTCACCTTCCAGATCAACAACCCCAACGCGGTGGGGCAGAACGAGTCCACCATGCTGGACTTCACCCTCGCCGAGGGATACATCGGCCAGGCTCCATTTTCCTTCTTGTCGGGCAGCTACCCCGGCGCAGCCCTCGGTTACAGTGGCGCGGCCATCCTGCTGTTCGAGCCCATGGATTTTGGCATGGGCGGAGAGCCCCAGCAGAACAGCTTCGAAGTCATCACACCCGACAGGATGGGCGGCGTATATGCCAATGGCACACCCATACTCGACTGCAACGTGGTCCACTGCATGCTCCGTGTGCTTACCGACACACAATGGGGTCTCGGTGTAGGTGCTCAGCCATTCCCCCCGGGATTTATTGACAACGGACCTGGCGGAACATGGGGCACCCCCGGAACTCCTTCCGTGCAGAGTGTGGGTGCCACGGCGTGGAACTGGTTCGCGGCTAACAACTTCTTCATCTCCCCGGTGCTCGACTCACAAGACTCCGCCGACTCTTCCATGAGCAAGTGGCTGGAAGCGGGCATGTGTGCTGCTTTCGTGAGTGAAGGCCTGCTCAAACTTGTGCCCTACGGCGACACCACCACAGCAGCGAACGGCTGCACATGGACCGCCCCGTCTACCTTCGTCGTGGCCCTGGACGACACCTGCTTCATCGCGAAGGAAGGCGAGGACCCGGTACCTATCAAGCGCAGCGCGTGGCAGGATGCGTGCAACGAGGTGCAGGTCCAATGGCAAAACCGGAACAACCAGTATGCCAATGAGATCACGGCTGAGAGCGATCAGAGTCTAATTAATCGCTTTGGGTCACGGATCGAAGATCCTCAAGACTGGAACTTCATTCACACGTTGGCCGCCGCGACTTTTGCCGCGAACATGAGACTCAAGCATGGCACGTACATCCGCAACACGTACGAGTTCGTGCTGCCCTTCACCTACTCCTACCTGGAGCCCATGGACCTCACGACCATCACCACTTCATCGGTGTGGGCGCAGGGACTCAACAACACCAACCTTGGCGTGGTCAACCTCCCCATCCGCATCACCAAGATCGTCGATGATCCGATCGAGGGTCTAAAAATCGAGGCTGAGGACTACCCGTATGGCGTGGGACAGCCCACCATCTTCAACAAGGGCCTGAGCTCGGCGGAGGTTATCTCGGACCCGTTGGCTTCGCCGGGCACGTCTGAGGTTGTCATGTTTGAGGCCACTGGCCGCCTGACCGGCTATGCTGGCAACCAGCTCTGGATCGGTGCATGCGGAACCGGCGATAACTACGGCTCAACCAACGTCTGGGTGTCGCAGGATGGCGTCAACTACGTCAATGTCACCCCTGGCGGTCTCGGCCAGCCTGCGGTGCTTGGTGAGCTGGTCTCCACCTTCGCATCGGGCAGTGACCCGGACACAGTGAACTCCCTGTCTGTGCAGCTCGCCGAGAACTGTGCCGCGCTGGCCTCGGGAACTACCTCCGCCGCTGACAACGACACTATGCTCGCCTACGTCGATGGCGAGGTCATCAGCTACTCAGCGGCAGCGGTCACCGGCCAGAACACCTACACGCTGAGTGGCTACATCCGGCGCGGTCAACTGGGCACCCCGATCAGTTCTCACGCTGCTGGCTCTCTATTCCTGCGGCTGGATGGAAGCATTTTTAAATACACCTACGACCCGCTCTGGCAGGGGAAGACCATCTACCTCAAGTTCCAGGCCGTGAACAGCTTTGGCAACAACCCTCAGCCGCTCTCCAACCTGTCGGCAGTGTCGTTCACGATTGGCAGCACGAACTCCGGCGCAGTCGATGCGGCCACCGGGCTGTTGATGACGGGAACTCCGGCGCACTCGGTTAGCACGATCGACGGCACCGTGAACGTGTTACAAGGTTCATCGGGTCTCAACAACATCCCCCCGGGCTACGCGTTGGTGAACAACACAGGCGCGGCGGCACCACCCGCGTGGGTGCCCATCACTTCCGTACCTGGGGTCGGTGGCGGCGGCTTCACGGTCAGGAACATCTCGGCGAACTGGAGTCCGGCGGTGGGTGACTGCGATCTGGTGAACACAGCAAGCGGCAACCTGACCGCAACCTTCCCCCCGGCGGCGTCGAACGTGAACGGTGAGATCGTGGTGTGCAAGATTTCCGCCGACGCCCACACCATCACCATCGCGGGCAGTGGCAGCGACACGATCAGAAACGGGACCAGCCTCACCATCACGTATCAGTATTCGTCCTGCACGTTCGTCTCCAACGGTGTGGACGGCTGGGACTTGATATGACGAACGGACTTTCGCACGTATAGGTAGAGAGAGAAAATTATGGTTCTAGTTAATATTTCCGGTGTGCCCTCAGCAGTTCCAGTTCCAACAGGCGACGGCGCGTTCACGGGTGCTACTGGCCCAACGGGGCCTGCCGGGCCTATGGGACCAATGGGGTACCCCGGATACGTCGGAACCCCTGGTCCAACAGGTCCCACGGGTCCGGGGGTAGGCGCAACTGGCACAACAGGTCCAACCGGCCCCGCTGGCCCCACTGGTACGGCTTCAACCGTCCCCGGACCAACTGGGCCGATCGGTCTCACAGGTCCAACAGGAGCCACGGGAGCAACCGGCGCTACTGGTCCAACTGGTTCTGGCGGTGGCGGTGGCGGCATTGGGCTCCTAAACACTCGGGTCCTTACCCCAGGTTCAGGGGCGGTGTATACACCGACGACGGGCACCACCTCCATCTTGGTGGAGCTGATCGGTGCGGGCGGCGGAGGAGGCGGCGTGACCACGCTATCCTCCACCGGTGCTTATGCTGCTGGCGGAGGAGCGGGCTCACGCGTTCTATACTCTTTCCCCGGAATCACGTCTGGTCAGGTCGGAACGTACACTGTCAGCAGCGCGGGCGGCGCGGGCGGCGCGACCGACGGCAGCGGCGGCGCGGGCGGGGCCTCGACAACCTTCATTTGGAATAGCGGCACTACGGTCACTGCTACTGGTGGTGGTGGTGGTGCGGGGCAGTATGCTGGATCGTCCGTATCGTTTCCAGCGGGCGGCGCGGGCGGCGCAGGATCAAACGGCACCGTGAATGGTACAGGCGCACCGGGCGAATGCGGCGTGCGTCTTTCGGCCTCGGCAGGCCACGGAGGCAATGGCGGATCTACATCCCTTGGTGAGGGCGGCTTGGGCGGAAGCGGCTCGACTTATACCTCCGGCGGCGCAGCCACAGGATATGGCGCGGGCGGCGGAGGTGCAGCTCAGGCCAGCAACAGCGGCGCATATGCGGGTGGAGCTGGTGCACCCGGAGTCATTATTGTTTATGAGTACGCAGCAGGTGCAGCGGGTGCCACCGGTGCGACAGGAGCTACGGGAGCGACCGGATTGACCGGAGCCACTGGTACGGCTGGGGCTACTGGAGCAACAGGGGCGACTGGCGCTGCAAGTACCGTCCCGGGACCGACGGGAGCCGCAAGTACAGTTCCCGGGCCAACAGGTTCTATTGGATTGACCGGACCTACCGGAGCCACCGGCCCCGTGGGCATGACATGGCGCGGAGTTTGGAACAGCAGCACGAGTTATGTAGTGAATGATACCGTCTCCGCCGGAGGCTCTACCTGGATTGCAACCGCACCGAGCACGAGTCAGTATCCGCAGACCGGAGCTTATTGGAGTCTGGTTGCGCCTGCGGGTGCTACGGGTGCAACTGGTTCTACAGGTGCGACCGGCCCCGTGGGCATGACATGGCGCGGCGCATATGCTAACGGCCCCACCTATTCGGTGGATGACGGAGTCAGCTATGAAGGCTCCTCCTGGATTTGCACCGAGTCCAATTCAAACCAGCCTCCCAGCGGTACCGGCCCATACTGGGCGCTGCTCGCGCAGGAGGGTTGGGCAGGTGGAACAGGTCCCACCGGCCCGACCGGAGCTACCGGTGCAACAGGAGCGACGGGTGCAACCGGAGCGACCGGAGCGGCTGCCGCAGGCATAGTCTGGACCGGCACGTGGAGTGTGTCCACCGCCTACGTGGCTAACGACGCGGTCTACTACGGAGGCTCCTCCTGGCTTTGCACCATCGGCAACACATACCAGACCCCCACCGTGTCCAGCAGCTACTGGACGGAGATCGCGTCGATGGGGCCGACTGGACTGACAGGGCCCACGGGTCCAACAGGTGCCACGGGAGCTACAGGTGCGAACTCAACCGTTCCCGGGCCAACGGGTGCCACGGGCACCGCATGGATACCCGTCTACATAGGTAACTGGTCAGGCACCACCGCTTACGCGGTCAACAACATCGTCACCGACGGCACCTACGGCCTCTATATCGCTTTGAGCGCTAACACCGGGGTCCCACCGTGGGACAATCCTGCTACTTGGCAGCCCGTTGCGGAGACCGTGACCGGAGCCACCGGACCAGCAGGACCTACAGGTTCAACCGGGGCGGCATCAACCGTTCCCGGCCCAACGGGAGTAACGGGTCCGGCGGGACCGACGGGAGCCACCGGGGCTGCTTCAACGGTACCTGGACCAACGGGATCCATCGGCCTCACCGGACCAACGGGTCCAACTGGTGCCACCGGCGCAGCCTCGACAGTCCCTGGTCCAACGGGTGCGACCGGCACGATCGGAATCACGGGGGCGACCGGCCCCACCGGAGCCACGGGGGCTCAGGGTATTCAAGGTGTGACTGGCCCGACTGGAGCCACCGGTGTTGGGGGAGCCACCGGACCAACTGGCTCTGCTTCAACCGTTCCTGGACCTACGGGTGTAACTGGCCCAACCGGACCGACCGGCCCTACAGGTGCGACTGGTGCTTCCTCAACCGTTCCTGGACCAACAGGGGCGACCGGAGTAGCAGGCGCGGGGCTAACCTGGGATGGTCCGTGGGTTTCTACCACAGCGTATCCGTTGAACTATGCGGTTTACTACGGTGGATCAACATGGGTCGCGTTCAATGCGAACACGAATCAAGCACCTTACGTTGGAAGTACCTACTGGTCCTTGCTTGCCGTGGCGGGATCAACTGGAGCCACAGGTCCAACGGGTGCTGCATCAACGGTTCCTGGTCCAACTGGACCGACTGGTGCAACAGGAGCAACAGGTGCAGCCTCGACGGTCCCGGGTCCTACCGGCACCGCTGGTGCAAGCGGCCTCGGATATGTGCGGGGCCAGTGGTACACCGCGACAAGTTATGCCGTGAGCGATAGTGTCCTGTACTCTGGGTCAACCTACATCTGCCTAATCGCTACCAGCAGCATAAATCCCACCAACGGTACCTACTGGCAGGTGGTAGCCCTCGGCACAGCCGGTGCCACCGGTGCAACCGGTCCCACCGGCGCAACGGGTGCCGGAGCTACGGGAGCTACAGGAGCAGCAAGCACCGTACCAGGACCAACGGGACCAACTGGATCAACCGGCCCAACAGGTGCAACCGGCCCCGCAGGTGCGGTCTGGACAGGTGCCTATGAGTCCTACACCAACTATCAGCTTAACCAGCTAGTGAGTTACTTGGGGGCGACCTACATCTGCATCGGGTTCAACGTCAACAACATCCTGCCGACGAATGCGACGTATTGGACTCTGGTATCTACCGCTGGTGCCACCGGCGCAACAGGTGCCACGGGAGCTACAGGTGCCACCGGCGCTACGGGGGCGACCGGGACGAACGGAACTTCTATACTTTTTTTTGGCGCGTGGAGCAGCACCTACACTTACCAGATTAATAACCTGGTGAGCTACAACGGGGCAACATACGTCAACCATACGGCCAACAATCTTAATGACGTGCCCACCGATACGATGAACTGGAGCTTGGTAGCCCAAGCAGGAGCCACTGGAGCCACTGGACCAACTGGCGCAGCCAGTACAGTGCCCGGACCAACCGGCCCCTCAGGAGGTCCAACCGGCCCCACGGGACCCACCGGCGCAGGAATAACAGGCCCCACCGGCCCGACCGGGGCCACAGGTGCGACCGGTCCCAGCGGCAGCCCGGCAGCTCCCATCCTGGGGCGCAATCGATACGGTACGGGAACGCGGGCGATCGGCACCATCTACCACAATACTAGCGGGGTTCCATTACTGGTTAGCGTTGGAGTAACCAATCCGACTAACACGATCGGAGTTGCGGTGTGCGATGCATCTTCCGCGCCGAGCGCCGTGGTTTCCACGACACAAATAAATGCGGGTGGGGCGGAATTGATCTTCTTTGTCCCGATCGGCTACTACTTCCAGATCACTTGTTCCGGCGGAACGATTAATTACTGGAATGAGTACCCCATAAACTCGGGAACCTTAACCGATTCGGGTGAACTTTCTGGAAGTCGAGTGGTCGGTACGGTGTACCACAACACCTCGGGAAATGCCATGTTCCTGTCGGTACGCTCGACGTCCGGCACTCCCACCATGATAGTCGTGAGCGATAGCTCGTCCAGTCCGTCGACGGTTGTATTTGAGGCAAGCCCGGTTGTGACCTCAATCGTTCCGGCCTTTGTGCCTATCCCCGCTGGCGACTACTACAGTGTAACCGGAATATCCATCGGGAGCTGGCGTGAGTTCCAACTCAGCGGCGTGGCCCTTACTAAGTCAGCCAACCTAAGCGCTACTGCTCCTGTGCAGCGGAAACCCATGACCTCGTTTCCAAACAACTCAGGTAAGAGCACGCTGGTGCTGGTCTGTGGAACCGGCGGCGGATACACCATGAATGCCATCGTTGATCCTGCTGTCCCTCCATTTAATATCGCCGGTATTTGGGAAGGAAACGGAAGCGCTTCCTACAAAGCAACATTGGCCGTGTCGCAGCCTTCGGACTTCTATCTCGTTTATGTTGACTCGGGTACATTCACCGTCACGGGATGGTTCGAGTATGTCCTAGGCTGATTTTCGGATTGGTAAGTGAGTAGAAGTAGGCAACAGAAAGCAGGTAAATTGTGAGTGTGTATGAACAAATCGCGCAGGGCGCACCAACCACACCAGCCAACGCATGGCCAGTGGAAGTCACGGACGGAACTAACGTGCTGGGCACGCCCACTCATCCGGTGAAGGTTGACCCCACGGGCACAACCGTCCAGCCGGTCAGCGGCACTGTCGCTACCACGAGCGCAAGCATGGCCGCGCCGGGCTCTGCCGTCCCCGCAGATGCAACCTACGTTGCAGCAAAGAACCCATCGGGTGACCTTACCGGTCTTAGCGTGGATACGGCTGGCAGCTTGATCGTAACCACGGAGGACAATACTTTCGAACTGACCGGACTTAATGTGGATGGCAGCGGGAACCTAATGGTTGACGTCACCGACACCGTGACCGTTGCCCAGGCTACTCCTGCCAACCTCAAGGCCACCGTCCTCACCCAAGACGGCTCGGGTAACGCCCTCACCAGCACCAGCGGGGCGCTCGACTCAAACTTGAAGACCATCGGAGGCTCAGCCCTGAGCATCGGCCAGAAACTCTCGGCAGCGTCAATCCCGGTAGTCATTGCAAGCGACCAGAACCTAACCGTGACAGTGGGCGCGGTGTACAACAACCAGACTGGTACGGTCTCAAGCGGCGCTGTGCCGATGGCAGCGGATGGTACGCTGACGATTATTTCCGGCGTATTCACCTGGTCCACGCTTGTCATTAACATCGCCTTGACGGGTGTCTCACCTGCCGTCGGCGGTAGTTTCCAGATTGAGGGCTCAACTGACGGGGTGTTCTGGGTGCCGCTGACCGGAACTATCCAGTCATCAAACCCGCAGCAGATCACCGAGTATTCCACAACCACCCTGCAGCTACCACTCTCGGCCCGCTATAACCTGGCCGGTTTCCCTTATGTTCGCCTGCGCACTATTAACGCGGTCTCAACAGACGGACTCAGCGTTTACTACGCGCTTACGACAGCCCTCGGGGATGAGTCGAGCTACTCGAAAACGGAACTGATCGACCAGAACGGAATGGCTATTCATCTCCCCGGGGAGGTCCAGTATCTGAATGGAGCTGCTCCCAACGCCAGCCTGTATCAATCCGGCTCGGGTCAGGTTACGGTGCCTACGCCAAGCAATTGGGCGATACCCACTTATGTGCTTCCGAAAACCCCCATCATAGGCGACGTGCTGTTGGTGACGATGGTCATCTTTCCGACGACCGGGAACTCATGGGCGGGCGGCCCGACTGGGCTTCAACTCATGGACACGAACAACGTCGTCTACAGCGCCTCCTACGATCAGTCCACAACCCAACTGGGTGAGGCCATCGTCATTTTCGAGGTGCCGGTAACGCAACTGGACCTGCAAGGTAGCCTCGGCTTTATGCTTTATGGTGGCAGCATCATGACACCGGCTCCGACCATGAACCTGTTGGTGCAGGAGTTCCAAAACACTGGCGTTGGCTGTCTGACCTTTTCCCTTCAAAAAGGGACGGCAAACTCCTTCACACCCACAGCTCCGACCCAGCCTGGTATCACGGTGAACCTTCTGGTTTCGTCGGTATGGTATGCGAACGGCCCCATCGTCCCCGGGAGTTTCCTGATGCAGCCGTTAGGAACCGCCGGTGACTGCGCCTATGGGGGCATAGGCACCGGGCCAATCGTTTTTCAGTCCGGGTATCTGAATACGGGAGGGTCTGACCTTGTCACGATCAACGTCGAGGCCGTCCTGGTCGGAACTACAGCAATGGGCTTAGACACGGTTAACAACGCGGTGCGCCCACTCAGCATCACCTCCACCGGTGCGTTGAACGTCAACATCCTCAGCACGGGTGCTGACGATCCCGCTCTGTCCGCCACCTTCCGAAACAATACGGGTGCGGCGGTCAGTATCAAGGCTGCAGCGGGCAACCTCTATGGTTTCTCACTGACCAACTCCAACGCGTTTCCGGCCTACATCGAGTTTTTTAACTCGGCTGTCGCGCCGACGTTGGGTACGACGGCGGTTGTGTTCTGCGTTCCACTTCCCGCTGCTGGAAATGTGACCATCACCCCCAATAGTTTCCCCCTGATGAACTTCACCGCTGGAATCGGGTTCGCGGTAACTACCGCAGTAAACGGCACTTCCGCAGCAGCGGCTACCGGGATGGTCTTCTGGAAGTAATAGCTAACCGTTATGTAGGTAAAGCCATTGTGTGTAGCTGAAAGAGGCCTGCATGTTCCAGGATGTCCTTGCGCCCATCAATCAGTACGGCCCTGCTGTGGGCGCGTCTGTCATCTGCGTCGGCCTGTTCGTCGCGTCGCTAGTCCTGTCATATCAAACGCGATCTGACATGACGGCGCGAGCGAAGAAGGATGACGCAAACTTTGCGGATCTCAAGCAGCTTGTGGTCAGCAGCATTGAGACCCAGCGCATCGTCGCCGCCGGGCTCGAACGGATTGCTGAGTCCATTCAACACCAGACGGAGGCGCACAACGCGCAACTGGACTTCTTGAAAGAGATGAGCGCGGATCAAAAGGTCATGCTTGCAAATCAGACCACGGCGCAGGCCGGGTCGCAGCGTCTCCTAGAGCAACTGGTGGATAGGACCACCGCAAAGGATTAACATTGAGCACTCTCAACTGGGCAGGCACGTGGGTCAGCACCACCTCATACAACGTAGGGGATGCGATCTCTTACCTCGGTTCTTCCTACGTTGCGGCGACGGCGAACATCGATGTAATGCCTCCGACGACTCCAGCGTCTACCACGACGTGGAACCTCTTAGCCGCCGCCGGGTCGATTGCGGGAGCGCCTAACACCGTTCCCCAGGGGTTTTACTGGCGCGGGGCCTACAACACCCTGACCGGATACAACGCCTACGACTGCGTTTCATACGGGAATTCGACATATATCTGCACCCGCAACGGCACCCTGAATTATGAGCCGGATGACAACCCGGCGTACTGGGGCGTCCTCTGCGTGGGTGGAGGCTCCGGGGCGGGCGGTGACGGAGCAACAGGACCAACTGGGCCGACAGGGTCGACCGGCGCGACTGGCCCGCAGGGAATTCAGGGAATCACCGGTCCCACCGGCGCAACAGGTACGGCGGGCACGGCTGGTGCAACCGGAACAGTGGGTGCTACGGGTGCTACTGGACCAACCGGGGCTACCGGGGCTACCGGGGCGGCATCAACAGTGCCTGGACCCACGGGAGCAGCTTCAACGGTGCCTGGGCCTACCGGACCTACAGGTGCAACTGGCGCTGCAAGCACGGTGCCTGGACCTACCGGACCAACAGGTGCAGCTTCCACTGTACCTGGACCTACCGGACCGACCGGCGCGGTGTCTACGGTACCTGGACCGACTGGACCTACCGGACCCAAGGGGGTGCCGGGCGGATTCAACCTTCGCGGAGCATGGGCTGCCACCACCTCGTACGCGATGGGAGATTTACTGACCTACAGCGGGGTGTCTTATACCCCATCCATTGCATTCACGTCGGGCGGTACCTTCTCGGCAACAAATCTGACCGTCGTCGCATCTTCATTGATCGTGCTCGTGGATGCTGGCACCGGGCTGCCGGTGACGCTATCCATTACAAATGGCGAACTCGATTACACGTAGGTCCCCGATCCACGCGGATCGACTTCTCAATCGACCTACAGATGACAACCTCCACAATGCCGCAGAGACGTAAGTTCAAAGTAGACCCTGCAGCAGTGGTGGCTTATGCGATCGCGAACCCCACCATGCGCCAGGCGGATATAGGTGCGCACTTCGGAATCTTAAAATCTCATACTAATGACATATTAAGTGCCGCTGGAATAAAAGGCAGGCACAAAGCTGACTACGCGGAGGTGGTGGCCTATAGGGCTGCAAACCCCGACATGAGTCAGGCGGATGTAGGCGTGCACTTCGGAATCTCACGCTTTTACGTGCGTCGCATACTTAGTGCCGCTGGAATAAAAGGCAGGCGTAAGGGACCGAAGCCCAAAGCAGATTACGAGGCAGTCGTGGCCTATGCGAAGGCAAACCCCATCTTGCATTATGCGGCGATAGGCAAACACTTCGGGATCTCGCAACGCCGGGTGAGCCACATACTCAGTGCAGCCGGAATAGTAGGCATATGCCCGGGCCGTCATTTAAAGCACAGAGCCTGGCGGTCTGACGAGCAAGAAAAATGGGAGGTCATTCTGCACGATTGCGGCCTCGGAATGCATCGCGGTGAGGGGGTACACGGCGTGGCGCTGATCTATGGTTACGACTCGTCAAGTGTGCGTCGGGGCCATGTCTCCGCCACGCTGCACGACCGCTAACCCTGTCTCAATTAAGGAGTTTCAACCATGGTCTACTCACTTACGGGGTTGCATCTAACCGAGCAGTTCGAAGGCTGTAAGCTATCGGCTTATCAGGACAGCAAGGGCGTCTGGACGATCGGTTATGGCCATACAGCCGGTGTGTATCCCGGCATGACCTGCACCCTGCTCCAGGCTGAGGCGTGGCTCCAGGCTGACATCGAGTGGGCTCAGGGTAGGGTTAACTCTGATGTGCACGTACCGCTAACGCAGCCGGAGAATGACTCCCTGGTTGACTTCGTGTTCAATTGTGGGTGTGGGAACTTTGAGCATAGTACCCTGCTCAAGCTCATCAACGTAGGTGACATGGCTCGCGCTGTAGACGAGTTTGCGAAGTGGGATAAAGCGGGTGGGCTTGTTGTTGCAGGACTCCTCCGCCGCAGACTCGCCGAGAGGGCTGAGTGGGTGACCGGGCCTACATCACCGGCTCGTCTGGTGTGTCAAGCTTTTTAGCCCACTCGCTGAGAAGTGAATCGAGGGTGACTACTTTGCTCTCAATTGCGCTGAGGTCCACGTCAGCGTGTTGATACTTGATTTCGGCGAGGGCGTTGTGGATTCCCTGGCTAACTTGTTCTAGTTCGTGTAGGCGCTTGGATGTCATTACTTCTCCTTGCTGATTGCACATTAAGTCTGGGCAGGTTTATTTCATTTCTTTTGCGTGTTGACTCATTCGATCGGCAAAACGTTTAGCACTTGGCTCGCTGTCAAAGAGTAAAGCCAACAATGGACTATTGTCCCGCATGGGCGGTATAGTGTCGTAGAAATTATTATCACATAGGATCCAAGGACTATCAGCCGTGTTAGTCATGAGGAGGTAGGCGGGTCTAGGATTACCGTTTGACGGTGGATACTCTTCGATTTGGACTCGTGGCCAGTCTATTTTCCGGTAATCGACGTCACAAACATAGCTCACCTTCTGATTTGTCCGCGCTTGATTCTCGTCCCGGTCCGTACTGTCAAGCCTCTTGAACTCCCACCGCCCCACATCCAGGACTTTGACGCTGAATGAATCCGTCGTGTCGAGCTTAATCGCACCGTACTGACCTTCGAGTTCATCGCGGAACCTCGCAGGAGTGCTGTTGATGTTGAGTTTGATCCACTCGCGCTCTTTGGCAATTGCTGCGGTGACCTTGGGGCTAGCATGGTCAATTATGGCCATGTGGGCTGCCTCGGCCTCGTCCAACGTCTTAGTTGGTATCGCCCTAGAAGAAGCAGTCTTCGGATGATCCTCCACGCTAGGCTCCGTCCCTACTGCCTTCTGAGGAAGTTTGAACTTCTCCCAGTTGTGCTTCACGTCGGCAGCATCCCAAGCATTGAATTTGGCCACAAAATTATTATGAGTAAGCCATTTAATGGCGACTTCCGAAGTGATGGTGTCCTGCCCATAGCTGGCGCAGTATGCCATAAACATGCGGTTCAACTGCTCTGACGAGCGAGCAAATTTCAACACTCTCCACGCAATAGCCGTGTCTATGTCATGCACGCTCTGCGGTCGAGGGATTTCACAATGCAGGGCACGGGTCATTGCCGCAGCAAGCTCCGTGGCCGTCATGTATTCAACAAGGCCGGTGCTAACCGGGATGTTATGGGCATTCATCTTTGCCACGGTAGCAGGAGTAAAAACCACACAATTTACCCGTTGAGCAAACGCGCTCGCAGGAAGAAGTGCCAGGAACAAAAGAAGAAATGGTTTTCTCATCGTAGTCTCCGCATAATGTCGCCAAAGTTCGGGCACAACCTAACACCCCATGATTCCGGCGCGATCATGCTACCACATGGAAAACGCCGTTGACGGGACAAGGGGCAGTTGAGACGCCGAATTACTATGCTACCTGGGTGACCCAGGTCCTCAGTACCACTTCACAGCGTCCACGTGGTCCTGGACCTGAGCGGTGGATGCGGGACGCAGATAGCGCATGGTCGAAGCGAGATCGGCGTGACCCATTAAACCTTGGACCGTTCGCAAATCCATCCCACTGCGCAGGAGCGTGGTGCAGTAGGTTGCGCGGAACTTGTGCAGGAACCACTTTTCGCACTGCCCACTGGCCATGCAGGCGGTGCATACATCGCAATTCAGACCCGCATCTTTTACCAAGAGCTTGAGGTGACGGAGCTGGTGTTTCTCCGGCTTGTCGAGCTTGCCGCCCCGCCTACCGAACACCAACCGGAACTCTTCCGGGATCTCCTTCCGGTAGGCCTGGAGCTGGGCAACAAGCTCCTGGCTGAGCGGCAGTTCTCGCTCCTCGGCATCCTTGATCTTGTGTTTGTAGCGAGGCTTCGACCGAACCTGGAGAGTCCTTCGTGCATAGCTGATGTCCGCCCACTCCAGGTGCATGGCTTCCTGCTCTCGTAGGCCGGTTTGCAGCAGCAGACTGAACAGGAGCTTGTCGTAGTCGGTCGTCAATGCGGCGAAGAACGCGGTCAGATCCTCAGGTTCGAATATCTCTGGCATGGTCTTCTCGTACTTTGGGGCCTTCCCCGCGAGCGCCCTGACGTCCAGGCCAAGATAGAGCAGGTATGACTTGAGATTTTTGTGCCGGTTGTGAACGGTGCGGGCGGAGAGGCCTCGCTTGCTCATCTGGTTATGGAACCTTAGGACGTCGGCGGCGATGATTTCGTCCGCGTAGGTCTTGTCGCAGCCGGTGAAGAAGTCGTCCAGGGTACGCTGGTATATCTCGGCAGCCTCGGGGGCCTTCCTATCCTCCGCTGCCAAGATGAAAGCCGTGGCCGCCGCCCGCAGATCCACCCGCTGCGGGTCCATGACAACCTGGACTCCAGCGTCCTTTGCAAGGATGGAGACGTTGGCCCTCTTCTGAGCGACATGGAGCTGTTCCAGCGCCTCAGTAGCGCCTCCGGTGACGCGCGTCCAGATGATCTTCGAACCGGTGCAAGACCGGAGCTCGTAGTGGCCTACAGGATAGACAACTTCCTTCCCTGCCACGGTCACCGCATTGGGCTTCACGCGCCCATTGGCACTCATCACGACGGGGTAGCGCCTCCACCCGTTCGGGGTCTTGCACTTTCGCAGCAGGGCAATCTTCTTGTTGGCCAT